ATCCTTGTACCAGTCTGTTTAAAGCTTTGTAAGTAAAAGCAGGAGTAAAGTAATTATCAAAGTATTGCGCCCTTTCCTTTTCCGTGTGTTCCTCTATTTTTTTCTTAGACTTGGAATTAAATTGTAATTTAAATTTAGACCAGGCGTCTTCTCTTGACATAAGTCTAGGAGAAATCCAATCCCCTTTATATTTAATCGTACCATCTTTTTGTTTTTCTTCTTCAAATTCAGGGTCCCACTCCTCAAACTTACGTAGCTTGTTATTCCATCTTTTGTTGACACTTTCATATTTGTCAAACCTACAGAATCTATCTTCAAGAGTGAAAACTAATTTGTTATCCTTAGCAAAATATATTAGATTATCTGATAATTCTTTAACAAAAGGAACTTTTTCATGATAAGTATCAAATAATTTTTTTGCTTGAGCTTTATCTAGATTAAGTTCTTGTTGTAATTTACCTTTGCCCATACCGTAGAATAAACCAAGGTTAATAGTTTTAGCTTGCTCTCTTGGTATATTTGCCATCTCAGCTACAATTCTGTGAAAGTCTGCTTTATCTTTTTTAAATTTACCTCCTAGTTCTTTTGTTTTTGATAGGTTATGTTTAATAGCGTAATGAACAACAATTCTTGGTTCTTGTTGCGAGTAGTCAAAACTACCCCATTCGTGCCCCTCTTCAGGTATAAATAACTCTCTCATTTTTTTACCAATATATCCTTTCGCTGGAATCTGTTGTAAGTTGGGATTGCTCATAGAAAATCTTCCGGTGACCGTCCCTCCTTTATCAGATCTAATCTGATTTATATCTGCATGTATTCTTCCATTGTGAAGGTATCCTCTTAATCCTTCAATAAAAGTATTTACAGCTTTGTCAGCTTCTCGAGCTTTCGACACCATTCTTAAAAATCTATTTGAATGTGTTTTTAAATAATCTTTTGGAAGTTTAGGCATTCCAGATTTAGGAGTCTTTTCATAGTTTGTTATTTTTTGATTACGTAATAAATCTTTTATAGAGTTTGCAGACCACAATTGAAGAGTTATTTTAGTGTGTTTTTTTACTATATTTAAAAGATTGTCTCTTCTAAATCTTAATTTTTCTCCAAGACTTTCAAGTTTTTGGGTATCTATTCTAACTCCCTTTTCTTTCATTTCAACTAAACAAGGAAATAATCTTGTTTCTAATTCAAAAATCTTTCTACAAGTTTTTTTTTCTTCCTGTACTTTACCGTTTTTATCTTTAATTTTTTTAATGTATAATACTTCGTCTAATTTTTTATCAAACAACACCCATAATCTTAAAGTTAAATTAACGTCTTGTTTGGCATATTCCTTGGCTATATTAGAAGGCACTTCGTGCATATTAGATATAGCATTTTTTTTAACTCCGTGAGAATCTTGTAAAACTAAATTTTCTAAATCATATTTATATTTTCTATCATCAAGAATGTCTTTTGATAAAGAGTCTAGTGAATATTTAAATCTATTTTCGTCAATCACAGAGGCAGCTATCATTGTATCAACAATACGACCTTTTATTTTCTTACAGGTTACTGCTTGAAGCCAACAAACGTCATACATTGCATTATGAAATACTTTTGTAATTTTATCGTTTTGCAAAAGTTTTTTATTCATTTGATCCCAAAACTCTTTCTTCTCATCATCTGATTTAACAACGTCAGAGTGATGTAAAGGGAAGTAAACAGTATCTTTCCCTGTTGCAACAGCGACTCCAGTTATAAAACCCTTACCTTTTATTGCACCTGACCCTTTTGTTTTTAAGTTAGGATCATATGTTTCTATATCGACAGCCACTGTATCTACACCTTGCAGATCTAAATCTTCTGGAGTATTACACATTATTTATAATCTCTCTCTATAATCATATCGATAAAATGTTTTGCTTTCTCTAAGTCTTCCTTTCCTCCTTTGTATTTATGTCTACAAATATATTTAATAACATTTCCTTCCGGAAAAAGCAACTTGTTCTCAATTACGAATCTGCTTGGTTGTATCTTCATTTTCCTGTAATGTGTTCCGCCAATTTGTTTTTTATAAACGTTACTCATCTTTTTCATCTCCATAAACTTCTCTTTCCATCCTCATTATAAATCTATAAAATTCTTCTTCAGTCATTATTCTAAATAATATCTTCTGTTCGCTTGTATTCCAGCTAAAGACAACTTTCCGGGAGAGGAACTACCTATGCTCCAACAATCATTCCTACCTCTGCTATAAGCCGTATAAGCTAATCTTATTGGTTCATCTCCGCGTTCTGTATGATAAACTGATAAATCAACTATCACATTATCAAAAGTTAAACCTTTTACTTTGTGAATTGAGCCATGCTCAACTCTTGGTTTTTTATTTATATCCATTTTATTTTTTAAAACTTTTTGAATGTAAGGTATTTTGCTTATTAGATTACTACCCCTCTCACCATTCTTAGATAATTGTTCATGGTTTATAATTTGAGAAAATCTTTCAAACTGTTTTGCTTCAGGTAATATAAAACCCATATTTATAAGTTCATCTATGTTATATTCTTTATTTATTAAAGGTTTAAGTTTATCTACTTCACCTTTTCCACGAACTTTTACAGCTGATCCAATTAATTTCCAATATTCTCTTATTTGTTGTTTAGAGACTTGACCTGTTAAAAAAGTTTTCCAAGTTTTAAAACATCTAAAATATTCTCTAGCAACGTATGCGTCTGAATCTACCCCTTTGTAGTCAATTCCGTTTTGTTGAAGAAACTCGTTTATCTTTTTGTGAGTAGGGTTTCCCCTGTATGTGAACAAAAAAGTTTCATTTGTGTTTAATATTTTTTCAATTAAAATGTCACTTGCTATACATGACTGATCTAAACTAGGAATCCAATATGATTTCCCTATTATTTCTTTAGAATTAGGATCATTAGGGTTTTCTTTTGCTGGAGTCCAGACTCTTTCTGCATAAACACCCCATTTTTTCCAGACAGGTAATATTATCTTTTTACATATTTGATTTATAGTCCTACCACATCTTAAACCTTCAGTAAGTTCATTGGCCTTTGACTCTTTTGTGCTTGCTAATGTATAAAAATAATTTGGGTCTGATCCAGCATATTCATGAATAGTTTGATCTGCATCACCTACAAAAATAAATCTTTTTGCAAATGTAGCCGCTTTTTGCAAAGCTTTTATTTGAGGTTTACTACAATCTTGAGCTTCGTCTACTATTAAAATATCTATATCGGTTGGAGTTTCTGCACGGAAAAGAAAATTATCTATCATATCTTCAAAAGATAATTTTTTATGGTCGTCTCTAAACTTATCATAGTTCCTTTTTAATTTCTTTAAAGTATGTAATTTATAAGGTTCATATCGTTGCGAATCACATACCGCCCAGTAGGCATCGAAAGTTAACTCTTTCCCATGTGCATGAGAACTAAATTCATAAAGCGGATGCTTTTCCCATGACTTGGGTTTTTTCCAAAACTTCATTTCTTCATTTTCACTACAAAACTTTTTATGTTGTTCGCGGGCATACTTTTGTAATTTTAGATATTCTCCTCTAAAATATGAATGTATAGTACAAATCTGGTCTTCCAATTTTGTATCGGGTACATTTTTTAATTCTGGTAAATTGTTAACAGCTTTTATAAGTTCTTTTACTGCGGTATTTGTATGAGATAAAACAACTATTCTATCCCACGAATACCCTTGTAAAAATTCAGTGTAGTTATTTTTCAACCACTTATGAGTCTTACCAGTTCCTGGTGGTCCCGGTATAAACTCTGGTATTTTTTTATTGTTCATCTGTTTTTCCTGCTTGATTTTCTATAACCAGAGATTCTCCTTCCCAAATTATTTTATCATCACTAATTCCTTCCCCTTGTATTTTCCAAGAAGCACAAGATTTTTCTTTATATTTTCCATGATAGTTCTCTGCTTTTAATATGTTTTGCACTTTCATGACGAGATCAACTCTTTCCATATTGACTCTATTTTTTGCTAATTCTTTCTCAAAATTATTTAAATCAAATTCAACTGTTGCGTTTTTTGGATTGTAGTATGGAAGTTTATGTATAAAAAGCTGTTCTTTATCTGTATAAACTCCTTTCGTGTCTAAATAATCTAAAAACATTCTTTTAAATTTATAATCATCTTCTGCCTCTTTCACATAATCTTTTGATTTTTCTCTCGTGTTAAATTTAGCAATCATCATTGACTCAAATTCTTTTACTTTTTGTCTTGGAAGCCACGCACGTGCTTGACTCATTGCTGCATCATAAAATAGTTTTTGGTTCATAAGGGTTGCTCCATTAACTATTATTCTTCTTTTAAATATCTGGTCTTTTTCTGGAACATTTAAATAGACATAATATCTGTCTGCTCCATACTCCACAATTTTTTCAATCATGTCGTTTGAAATTTGATTTGTCATCTCTTGAAATATTCCAATCCAATTAAACAAACCTTGTATGCTTCTATGACTATATCCTGTTAACTCTGAAATTTTATTTACACCAAATTTTCTATCTGTTTTAGAAGTCGTAGTTCCTTTCTTTGATCTTTCTTTGACATCATCATTGGCTACTTCTGCAATTCTAGAAACAAACAAATCTATTTGCTCTTCTGTCCAATCTGAATTTTTTAATAGTATTCCTGCGATCGCAGTACAGTATTCATCTCTTTTTCCTTGTCCTGGATATATAATTGTTAAAGCAGCTGATAATGCTACTTTACCAACGTCTAAAGACAAATTACCTTCGTACTCTCTTATCTCTTGATATTTTTCCCATCTAACATTTGTTTTATCTTTACTATGTAAAGATCCTGGAACTATTGTATATCTTTTTCTTTCTGTTCTTAATTCACATATCATTGCACCATGATCAAAGTTTTTATAATCTTTTTCAAATTCATCTGGTAAACTAAATTGTTTAAATGGAATTTTATTTTTGTTGGACCAAAAATAATGACTAGAGGGGTTACCATCTCTTCCAAAAATTGCACCACAGTCGCTAACGTAATAGTTTATAAAATTTTTTACTAACTCATTATCAATGTCAAAATCAACATCTTGATCAAGTCTTAAGGCTATTTCTGCTGTTTCGTGATCTCTCTTCCATATATCTTTCTCTATTTTAAAATTTTCATTGGTATATTTTATAATTCCTTTTTTAGGTTTACCCTTATAACAGGGTATAATTATCCTTCCTAAATCTAACCAATCTCTATAATTTATAGGTTCTTTATTCATATCTTATTTTAACCGGGCGGTTTAAGTCTCCCGCCACCGCCCAGTCCCCGGGAATCTTATAGATTAAAAGAAGATTGTTTAAGTTCTTCTTCAGATCCGTGTTTAACTTTTACTAAACCTTTGCTATTTTTTTCAGCAAATCCTTTAGCAATTTGATAAACTCCTTGATCTGAAACCGGACCAACTTTAGTTACATCCCATCCAAACCACGTTCCTTTGTCATTAGACATTTGAACAGTCTTTAGATTATAAATGTGGCTATATGTTGGCGGTGTGAACAAGCCATTTTTGCCTTGTAGCTTAAGACCCATCATCAATGAGTTCCATTTTCGGCTAACTTTTAATTGAGTAGCTTTCATAGATATCAAAGCGGTTGATGGAGTTTTATCCATATGAATCACAAAATGATTCGCAGTGTTTTCCAGATAATTACCATTAGGTAACCTATCCTTCCAAGATTTATCACGAGTAGTTGTATTTATGATATCACTATCTGCTTTATGGATTGCTACAGGAGCATTTCCAGTTTGACCTCTGTCTTGCCATTCGACATATTGTCTTTCATAATGAACAGGTATAACATCTATACCCTTTTTTCCATCATGAAGTTCTTTGGTCACACTGTTCACAATCATTCCAGGTTCTGCTCCATTAATAAACTTAGCATTCTGTTTATTAATTTCTGGAGATAATTGTCCTAAGACTTTCAGAAAAGGTAACGCAAGATCTTCCTGCGTTATATTCTGAGAGCCAGCACCTGCATCAGCTTCAAATACATTTGTTGCTAATGCACCTGCATTTTCGCGTTTCGCGATTTCTGCTTTTTGGTTCATGTTTATTGTTTCCTTGTTAGTTTGGTTCGGTTTCCTACGAACACGTTAAAAATATCCATAGGCATATCTTTATTATTTTCGATACGCTCACGGACTAGTGCTTTGAGGGTCATGGGCTCAACCTTCAACTTTTGTGTCGGTTCAAACCCTTGACCTCTCGCAAGGTTAGCATATTCTGCCGCCTTGTTATCTTCATTCCGTCCAAAGGAAACGGTAATATTATTTTTGATAATATCACCTAGGCCATTAGAACGAAGCCAATTATACGCCGCCTCTTGATTTTTAATCGAGATATTGGCGTGATAATACGGTTTCACATCAACTGCAGATCCATCTGCAAGTTTGAGAGAAGATAAACCCATTTCACTTAAAAGTGTGGGAATAACATCTCCTGAAATTCTTTCAATTTCTTTTTCTTTATCTTTTAAAGCTTGTTCTTCAGCTTTAACTTCATCTTCTAGATCTCTTAACTTTTTTACTTGGCTAGCTAAAGATTTTATATTTTCAGTTCGATCCAAAACTTCTGTTTGGTCTTTTTCCATTTGCTGTATTAGTTCACTCATTTAATTATGCGGACACCTTTCTTCCTTCCATTTGTCATAGTTTTTTTTATGTTTGTTATAACCCTCGATCCAG